TGGATGCGGAAACAACTAATATGTTTAACTGTGGGTTCATGTAGAGCGCCCACACGGCGAAGGCTGAGGTAATCCAGCTTTTACCTACCCCACGAAACGCTTCAATTATCATTCGCTTCTCACCATGTTGTAGGTGCTTTGCGATGTCATATTGGACGGGAGTGGGGGCGGGTAAGTTTAGGTGTTGCCAGCAGACGAATAGGAATTTCCTAAAGTCACTAAGAGGGTCGCTGGCTATGGGTAAGCCAAGCGAAGTTGTTGCATTGAACATGATTATCCGTAATGGTTTGTCTTAAATTGAGAGGTTTATTATGGAAGCTCTAGCGTTACTTCTGGTCATCATTATGTGGTTCTTGCTTAACCGCAAAATTAAAGAACTGTCAGAAAGAGTGGCTCTTCTTGAAGGTGAAAACGATCAAGTTGTTAAGCAGATTAATGTGATGCTAGAGGATAAAAAAGATAAGTAACATGATGCGCATAATACCTCTCTTATTCTTGATGACGCTTGCTTCGCATTCATCAGCTCAAGAAATAGGTCCTTGCCCAGATGCTGATAACCGGACAGCTTGTGCCGTAGAGGAAGCAGTCAACCAAGCTCTTGACGGTGCGATGCTACCTGATTCATATCCGCTCACAACGATTGAAGAAGAAGTAGTATCGGAGCAGATTAACAAATGCTGGAAGCCAAAAACGAAATATTCAGCTTCGATCGTGTTAAAGGTAAAAATGAATAATGATGGCACGGTCCAGCACGACAGCATTAAATTGGTAAGTTCCTTTGAAGAAAAAGATAAACTTTTGGTAAATGAAGTTTTCGATGAGGCAAAAAAGGCTCTAATTGATTGTGAGAATGGTGGTTACAATCTGCCGCTTGAAAAATATGAACACTGGCAAGAAATTGAAATGACTTTTCAATTCTAATGCCGCTGCATCTCAGTCAAATCAGCATCTTCATCGGTAAAGTCAGGCAGAATATTCACAAGGTCAGCTAAAGGTGACCCCTTAGTCGCCAGTGCTTCTATCCCGTTATCTTTCAAAAACTGTCGCGCCACATTGAGGTCGGCTGATTTAGCTTCTGGGTCCGTTACGCGCTCCAAAAGCTGTTCTGCCAAGACCGTGTGTAGCTTGGCTAATAGGTCGTGTTCTGTCATTTCATCTTATCCCTAGCGATGCCTTTGGATTTCTCAAAGCTCCTTAACCCGCCAAGACCCAACAGTGACAACGTCAGCGTCATCAATTCGCCAGTATTTAGCTTTGGTAGAACGGTATCGGGCATCCATATAACGACCGCCCATTCCGCTATCGGCATCAAAAAAAACTGTGTGAGTAGCCCCAACGCGCAAATCCACATGATTGCGGGTCTTGCGCCAGCCACGAAAAGTGACCCGTGCTTACTTTGAGCAATGTTTGCATCAGCGTTTTTAATCATTGCTTCGCTCATGTGCTTTTCGCTCATGGTAGCAATGTCATGCGCCAATCGGGCCTTCTGGTCTTTGTCTTCAATAAATTGGTCGAGCAGCCCAGCGACTGGCCCGACCAGAGCGTTTATAATGCTCATTTGGAATATCCTGATTATTTGCGTGAGGCCATCTGTTCGACAGCCCCACGGATAGCTTTGATGTTCTCATCAATGCGCGCCATTGCGATGGCTTGCGCTTGCACCATGTCTTCAATCTTATCTACCCGACCATCCATTGAGCGGATGGCCGCAGCGTTTCTGTCAATGTCAGACATCATCATGCTGACAACCCAGACAATCGCTGCGCCTTGTGTAATAAGTCCGAAGATTAGGGTGAGGGGAACGGTTTTACTTAAGTGCCAGCTATCCCCGTCTGACATCAATCGCGGGTGCCTTTAGGCCCTACTTTCCACCAGCGGTCATAGCTGGGTTCTTTCCACCATGCGACAGTACCACCAGATACTTCTGGGTCATCGCGGGTGTATTGGTCTTCGCTGTCATTGCCGTAGACAATGAGTTCAAAGTCTTGTGGATACAGGGTGTCACTGAAGTTATGCCCAATCCCATATTGATCTAAATTGTCGAGTGTAATGCTCATAATGAAATCTTTCTTAAAATTACTCTGGCTTAGTCGGCCAATCTTCTGGCATCAATAGAGGCCATTTATCATGGGCGGTAATGTCTCGCAGAGCTTGACGATAAGAACGCTGTTCTTCAGTCATTATAAGATCCCCTACTGCCCACCAATCTGTTGCCTCTAATAAAGAATTTCGCTTCTCTCTACCCACAGTAGGAGCAATATGCTGATCGTAATAATCGTGTTGTTGCTTTTGTTCAGAAAGCTCTTCTGCGGTTAATTCTACCTGAACACCGTCAACATTTTTAAATAAAGTTGCCATAATTATTATTTCCTACGTTATCGTCCAAACTTCGTAACGACCATTATAGTTACTGCCTGAAACGTAACCTTCTAATCTAATCTTATCTATTGCAGCGGTTTGCCTCCATCTATGAGTGCCATGCGCCTCGTTATTATAAACAAGTTGATAATTTTGGTTTTGACTTTCAAAGCGGTGGAAAAATTCAAAGTGCCCAAATTTCTTTTCTGTCGTACTTTTGGGGTTTCTAATCTCTATAAAGCCGTCAAAGTAATCACAGGCATCCGTACAAACCCAAATAGATTGGTTGTTTGTTAGGTTGCTGGAGCTACTGTAGCCTCTCGAAAATCCCGTAGTGTCATAGTTAGAGTTAGGCCAACCTGCTGTATCATAACCGCCATTTACAGGCTTAATCCGTATGTAACATTTGTTATTGCTATAGCTATTACTTGTTGAGACATCATAAAACACAACCTTAACAAAATCAGCATTTGGTATAGTTATTTCTACGCTGCCTGCATTGAAAGTACCTGATGAAGAAAGTGTGGCTGCGGCTGGACCAGTAGCTCCAGTAGCTCCTGTTGCGCCAGTAGAACCCTGAGGCCCTGTAGCACCTGTAGCTCCTCTCAGATTCACATAAGAACCCCAAGAAGAACCGTTGTAGAAACGCAGTGAATACCCAGACCATTGATGTGCTGGGGTAGGGCCAGTAGCACCAGTGTTACCTGTGGCACCTTGCGACCCTGTAGGCCCCTGTGCGCCTGTATTACCAGTGTTTCCTTGCGGCCCTGTTGGGCCTTGTGGACCAGTAGCACCTTGCGGTCCTGTTGGGCCTTCATCACCTGTTGGTCCTTGGATACCCTGAGGTCCAGTAGAACCAGTAGCACCAGTATTACCCTGTGGCCCTTGAGCGCCTGTAGGCCCTTGAGGACCAGTAGCACCTGTAGCACCGCGAAGGTTTACATAGCTTCCCCAAGAACCGTTAGGGTTCTTAAAGCGAAGGCTATAGCCAGACCAAGCATGTTCTGGAGAGGGGCCTGTTGAACCTGTAGCTCCTGTAGCACCTTGCGAGCCAGTAGCACCTGTCGGTCCAGTATTACCCTGTGGACCTTGTGAACCAGTAGGGCCTGTAGCACCAGTTGCGCCTGTAGCACCTACCAAGTCAGTGTAACTACCCCACGTTCCATTAGGGTTCTTGAAGCGTAAACTGGTACTACTCCAAGCGTGTTCTGGTGCTGCACCTGTGGCACCTGTTGGGCCAGTAGAACCTGTAGCACCCGCTGGGCCTGTTGGCCCCGCCGCGCCAGTTGCTCCGGTGTCACCTTGTGGGCCAGTAGCTCCCGTAGCGCCTTGCGGCCCTTGAGGACCAGTCGCGCCCGTAGCACCAGTCGGCCCTACAGCACCATCAGCGCCATCGGCACCATCAGTTCCGTTGGTGCCTTTCTGTGCTACCTTCTGCCAATATGTTGTATTTGTAGTTGCCGTACCTGTTGGTACATCTTGTTTAGCAACGTAAGTTTCACCGCTATGATAAACGGCATCCTGAGACACATAGGTTGTCGTGGAACTCCAAGTTCCCTTCCATCCAATGCGTACCCGTCCAATATTAATTGTTCCCATGTGTTACACCGTACTCACTGAAAGGTAACCATCTGCATTGATTGTGAAATCATTGTCATCAGCATCACCGTAATATTCTATTTCAAGTTCCCCATCCGAATTGATGTCGAACCTACCGAAGGCCAAACCTAATGGTGTTGACCCCATGTTACCTTGAGGGCCTTGTGAACCCGTTGGGCCAGTCGCCCCTTGCGGTCCTTGAACGCCTGTCGCGCCTGTTAAACCTTGGTTGCCTTGTGGGCCTTGTGCGCCTGTCGGTCCTGTAGCGCCTAACGGCCCCTGCAATCCTGTAGCTCCTGTTGGGCCTTGCGAACCTGTTGGTCCTACTGGTCCTTGAGGGCCTGTGGCTCCAGTATCACCAGTGTCACCTTGAGGGCCTGTTGGGCCTGTCGGACCTTGGTTACCTTGCACACCATCCTGACCTGTTGGACCTTGCGGCCCCGCTGGTCCTGTAGCGCCAGTAGCTCCTGTCGGACCTTCATCACCTGTAGGCCCCGTAGCACCAGTAGCACCTTGCGGCCCCTGAGGGCCTGTATCGCCAGTAGCGCCGATATTACCTTGTGGACCATCTTGGCCTGTAGGGCCTTGTGGGCCTGTAACACCCTGCAAACCCGTTGGGCCTTGTAAGCCTGTCGGACCCGCTGGACCTGTTGCACCAGTAGCACCTGTAACGCCCTGTGGACCTCGTGGGCCTTCTGCACCGTCTGGGCCTTGTGGACCTGTAGAACCTGCGGGGCCTGTTGGTCCTGTTGGACCCTGTGGACCTTCTGATAGGAAGAACTCTAGGTTTCCTGTGTTGGGGTCATAGACGTTATATCCCGCTGACCCGTAGGGCAGGGAACTCATGCTGGTTGTCAGATTGTATAGCTGGTCACGAACACCCTTAGCTTCATTTAGGATTGAAGCTCCAGAGTTATTAACAAAGCCTCTGGTAGCTACCTCATCGTCAGCCTCAGGGTCACCAATGTTTGATAATCTAAATGTCTTTGCATCCCAACGGCCTGTGGCATCGTTGAGTTCCATAGAGTTTTCAGCCCTGTCTCTAGCTTCTTCTGACAGGTAGATTGCTTGTTGTGTTGCTAGGTCGAGGTCCGCTTCGTAGAGCGTTGAGCCATCTGTGAAGTCAACAAGCGGTATTGTTGAAGTGGCCCGTTTAATGACCACCAAGCTACCCAAAGCTGGCGCTGTGGTAAATTGAATTGTTGCATCATTCAAAAATGCAAAGGCTGTCGATGCCACGCCATCAACTAGAACAACCACATTATCACGGGAAATATAACTGAATGTGATTGAGTAGTCGGTGGTCGTTCCATCAGCCGTATATTTGACGATAGAGTCAGCCATAATCTCTCCGATTAAATAAAAAGACCCCGCCTAATGCGGGGCCGTTAGCTTAAATGTTGGTTGCTTATTGCAGGTTCATATCCAGAACTGGTCGTTCACCTGCATCGCGCCCACGTTGGGATTTCTTCTTGAACCTATCGTAGTCGCGCACGGCTTCTTTAAGTTCTGGGTTTCCCTGCATCAGAGCGCGTTTTGCTTTCTTCTTGTATCGTTGGATAATCTTGGAGAAAGCGGCCACTCTGTGGCTTTCCTGTGGGGTGACAACACCGTA